TCAAGCACCAGGGCGCGGCGCCGGCGATGGCATGGCTCCAGGAACTGTAGCGAACGGCATGCGGCACGCCTCCAGGGCAGCAGCCAGCCGGCCTTCGTAGCCTTCACGGCGCTCGATCTCCGCCATGGCAGCGCGCGCGAAGTCATCGAGCGAAGCACCGGGCCGCAACGCCTCCGTGGGCATGGCGGGACGCTCGGGAACAGGCTCCTGGCAGGCCATCGGCACTGGTACACGGACCTGCAGGACATCGGTGTGCGGAGCGCTGGCACATCCCGCCAGCGATGCCATGGCCAGCAGCAGCACCATCCGCATGCACCTCATGGTCTGCTCCTTTCCTGGAGCCAGGCTTGCACGCGGGCCTGCGCGCTGGCGCACGCATCGCCAGGCACCGGCACGGGCCGGGCCAGGATGTCGTCCGCGCGCCGGTCCCGGGCCTGCGCACGCACTGCGGCCGCACGGCGAGCTTCCGCCACCGCATGCGCCCGCTGGTCGGCTTGCGCGCGCAGGGCATCCACGGCCGCATTGCATGCCTGTGCGGCTCCCTGCGCACCGGCCAGTTGCCGCCCCCTGGCAGACACCTCTGCCTGCGCCGCGGCTACCGCATCCCGCTCGCCCAGCCAGGCCCAGCCCAGCAAGCCGTTGCCCGCCATGCTCCCCAGCAGCAGCCAGTGCAGCGGGGTCATGACCAGCCCTCCCGCCGCACGCGGATCCGCTCACGGACGATATACGCGCACAGCGCCACCACGGCCACCATCAGCAACGGCTGCAGCCAATCCCCCAGGCTGTCCGCGCTGGCCTTGATGTCGCTGACCGCCCGCGCCGTCTCGGCGATGGCGGCCACCGCCGCAGTACTGCCTGCGGCCACGCCTGCGCGGTTGATCGTGCTCTCGGCCATGGCGCACTCGGGCTCGACGGCCTGGGGCATGCCGGCAGGCGCATCGCCCAGGTACAGCGCAGCCTCCGCGGCACGGCGCCGGGTGAGCCCGGGCCACGCCTTGCCTCCGGCTTGGTTCCACAGGGCGAATGCCCGCGCAGCGGCCTGGTGGTCGCCACGGTTGTGCGCCCGCACGGCGCTGGAAGCGGCCATGCCCTCGACACCCACGTTGAACGCGAAAGACACCAGCGCATCGAACTGCGCCTGCGTGGCCCGGCCGCCCGTAGCCCGCGCCACGCCCGCCTCGTACTCGCCCAGCTCCTGCCGCAGGCGGGCATCGGCCTGCTCGCGCGTCATCGTGTCCCCGGCACGCACGCCGCGCGTGAAGCCATGGCCGATGGTCCAGATGCCCACGGGATCCCGGTAGGCCTGGGCGCGGAAGCCCTCGAACTCCTCGATCAGCGCGATGCCGCGCTCGGAAGTCACCATGGTCATTTGCGTCCTCCCGGCTCCACCGCATGTCCGCGCAGGATCGCCAGCGACTCCTTAATGTCCTGGTTGCTGCGCTGCAGATCGTCCACCCGGCCCTTGATCTCGCGCAGCGATTCACGGGTGGCCTCGCGGTCCTTTTCGGCCAGCACCTCGACCTGGGCAATGCGTCCGTCCTGCCGCGTCTGGTCCTCGCGGTAGGCACCATAGGCCAGCGTCACGGAACCCACGAACACCAGGGTCTGGACGATGGTCCCGGTGTTGATGGTGGGGTCGAATCTCATGAACCGTCCGGGGTGGGGGTTGGCGGTGCTGCGGGTCATGCTGGCCAGCCCCCATGGATGTCGTATGCCAGTGCCTGCGCCAGAGTGGTCAGGCCATGGATGGCCGCATGGTGCGCGTGCTCAGCGTCATAGCAAGCCTGCACATGCAGCGCGACCGCGTTGGCAATCTGGCGCAGTTGCTCGAGCGAAAGCTCTACCCACCCGCTAGCCGCCTTGAAGCGCACCTCCGTGATGCCAGCAGCCTCTGCGTTCACGAGCACACGTGTAATCGCGTCCTGGTCTGCGCGCGCGGTCTCGATGCGCAGTCCGCCTGGCAGGGTGATGCCGCTTGTCTCGACATCCCAACGCCGGGCGGTGACCGCTGCGTTGAGGCGGGCCTGCTCCATCGCCAGCAGGCCGGAGGCCTCCTTCTCCTGCAACGAAACCACGCGCCAACACTGCACCCACACCTCGCCGTTCCGCCGTGGTGCGGTTTCCTCCACGCGCTGGGTTGCTGGATTGTGTGCGGGTGGGGCCGCGGGATGCACAAACGCATAGCCATCACACGGCTCGAAAGGGACGGGGTAGCACCACTCGGGGTGTCGTGTCCGGATTTCGCTTTCATTAACCGGATATTCACCATTATCTATTTTTACGTACATACCAAAACTCCTTTCAAAGCCAGACTTCGCCCAGTTCAGTCATAGCGGAAAATTTGCAAAACAATAGCAAAGCCAAGCGTTATCCAGGGAAGGCAATTGAAAGAAAAACAAATGCCGTCGATTGACGGTGAGCGATGGCGCCACCGACCCCGGAAAAACCGTCGACAAAAAGGAAATGGCCCCACCTGTATGAGTGACTTCCAAAACAAACGAACTGCCAGGAAGCTGATTGGAAAATGAATATATCTTGTTGGCAGAAACTGTGTCCTTGAAATACGCTCCAAGTCTCAGGTCCAGAGATGTTCCGGAAACCTGAACCGCGGTTTCATTGCTCAACAGTGGACGGCGCCAATTGCTCCAAACAACAGAGCCCCCGCCTTGATCAAGGAAACCCCTTGTCAGCAGTGCTCCGGTCGAGAAATCAATGACGCTCTGGCTGCCGGTGTCCTCTCCCCTGGAAACAGTGACGACCGAATTCCCCGCTCCTGGTGGCATATTGGGTGTAGTGCTTAGAAAGCGGTATACCCCGGAAGTCAAAAGCGTATTCAGGTCTGCATTACCCGACGTTTCGATTTTGAAGTTCTGAATGCCATAGCCTGCGAGGGTGTTCTTGACAAGCCCCCCGGTTTCACCATTCAGGCTCGAAACGCCGGCTACCGCACTGATCCCGTCCGCCCACGAAGAACCAGCCCAGACTCGCCATTTGCTCAGGGTGGTGTCGTAGTAAGTTGCGCCTGGGCGCAGTGGTTGGCCTTGGTTGTCAGTGGCCGGCGGCGCAGTCTTGTCGCCCAGGTTGAGCTTGGAGGCCTGGATGCGGCTGGCCTCGGACTGAATGGCGCTGGCTACCGCTTCGTCCCGGAGAGCCGCGGCCGCGGTGGCTGCGCTGTTGGCTTGATTGCGGTAATCCATCGCCGCGTCTGCCTGCTGGGTGGCCGCTGCGGCCGCCGCGCCAGCGGCCATGGCGCGCTCGTTGGCCGCGATGGCGTTCTGGTTCGTGGCGGCGGCGCTGGCGTTGGTCTGCGTCACCAGCGTCTGCTGGGCCGCCGCGTGGGGAAACGCCTTCTGGTTGAATTGCTCGCGCGTGTCCGTCGGCTGCGGTGCCGGCGGCATTGCATCGATGGTCGGCGGGGAAACGATGTCAGTCATGTGAGTCCTTCCAGCTCCAGTTCGGAGTCCGAGTAGTCGTAGTAGGAAATCACGATGTCGAAGCTCTTGTAGAACCCATACACCGTGGTCGATTCGTATCGGGAAGAGCCGATCCAGAGGCAGGGAGTGGCGCGCACTTCGGCCAGGAAGTCGTTGAAGGAATCCACCTCCGCGGCATCGAGCAGCAGCGAGAAGCTGGCGCGCCGGGCGAAGGCCCGCTCCACCACCACCACATCCCCGAAATCCGTTCGTTCCTTGCGGCTGTAGTCCTGGATGCCGACGCGCGCGCCGGCCTTCACGCCCAGCGCGAAAGTCCGCACCTGGCCCAGCAGCAGCACGCCCACGGCAAGGGCGGACGTGCCATCGAGATCGATCAGCACGTCCGCCCCGGGAAAGCTCGGCAAATCCATCAGCACCGACTGGCTGGGAGCCCGGTGTTCTCCGAAATACCACTCCCACCAGTCCGGCGCGGCCGGCACCCACGACAGGTCTTCGGTGCGGTCGTACACCGTGCCATAGGCCGGATCGACCATGCGCACTCGCAGGCGAATCGCCCCGGTGATGTGCACGGCCGCCATCGACGTGACGGCCTGCCCGGGCCGCACCCGGTACTGGATGCTGGAGGCCTGCGCGGTCTGCGAACTCACCGACCGGTCGAAGGCCTTCCAGCGGTTCGTCGCTCCCACCTCCACCCAGGCGCCCGAAGGGTCCACCGCAGGGTCCTTGCCCACGTTGCCGTCCTGCGTGCTCTGGTACACCTTGTGCACGGTGGCCTGGACGACGCGCGCGCCCTTGGCATAGGTCGTGCCCGCCGACCAGGGTGGATGATCGGACTCCGGCACGTTGCTGCCCACCAGCATGGCCGGCGTGACCACCAGAGGCCGCACCACGGTCAATGTCTGCTTGCTCATGCGATTTCCTCCTGTCTTTGCTGCGGCATGCCGTCTCCGTCCCACCGCTCCAGCACCTTCGCCACGCGGGCGTTGAGGCGCGCCGTCTCTCCCGCCTGCTGGCGGCTGTCCTCGCGCAGGGCCTGCACTTCAGCGAGCAGCGCGGATGCACCGCTTTGCTCACTGCGATCGATGGAGGCCATCAGCGCCCGGTTGTCGGCGGCCGGGATGATCCGCTCGCCCTTGTGGACGATGGCCGGGGTGTCGTGCGGGACATAGTTCGTCCCCTGGTCGAAGGCCGGGAACCCCACCGACGCGGCGGCCTTCACCCAGTCCGACACCCAGTAGCCGCTCAGGATCGAGAGGTCGTCCAGCGTTCCACCAGCTCCCTTGATCGCCTTGAGCAACCCGACCAGGTCGCCCGTTCCGTCGAACGAGTGGTACAGCGGGGACAGCTTGTCGAGCCGCGCGATCAGGGCTTGGTCGATGACCGGCTCGTACCCGATGCCTGCCGTACCCAGGTATAGGAGGCGCCGGTACCTGGCCTGCGTCGCTGCAGCGCCACCGCCATCAGCGTTGCCCCCACTGGAGCCGCCCCACACGGCCCCGCCGCTGCCCGAGCCCGAAGCAGGAGGCGATGCAGAGGCGCCTTCGCCACCGCCCTTGCCCAGCACGGAGCGCAACTTGTCGATCGCTGCAGCAACGCTCAACGTGGCATCGAAGGTCCCGTTCGCGATGTCGATCTGCCGGCGCCAGTAGTCCAGCATTTCCTGCTGGGCCTTGAGTTGCCGGTTGATCGCATCGGTCTGCGCATCGAGGGCTTCGGACTGCCCCTTCAGCGCCGCGAGCTGCTGCTCGGCGACGCTCTTCTGCCCTCCGCTGATGGCCTCCAGCTGCGACAGCGTGCCGGCCAGGCCCAGCCGGTCGCGGTCCAGCTCGAACTGCGTGGCGTAGTTGCCCGGCTCCAGACCGCTGCGCGCCGCGCCGATGGCCTCCTGCAGCAATGCCTGGTCAGGCAGATAACCCGTGGAGCGGGCCGTCGCCAGCGACTGCTCCACGAAAGCCCATCCACGCGCCGCCTGCATGGTGGCGGTGGCGCCCACCTGCCCATACAGCTCGCGGGCATTGCTGCGCACGAGCTCGAATACACCATTGACGAGCGACAGCGACTCCTGCGCCAGTTCGCGCTGCGTGTCGATGGCCTTGCGCCGGGCATCGATGGACTCCAGCTGCGCATTGAGGCGTTCGCTCTCCAGCGTGGCGGCATTCTGCAGGCGGCCATAGGCGTCCTCGCGATCCTGCTTGCGTCTGGCTTCGGCCTCCGCGGCCGCGGAAGCGGCATCCTCCAGCTCCCAGATACGGTTGACCAGCTTTGCCAGTTCCGGATCGAGCTTCCATAGCGCGTCATATTCCTGCTTGCGGCGCATGTCTAGCGCCTCGCGGTTCTTGCCCTCGGCGACCAGCAGGCGCTGCTCGAGATCCCAGCGCTTGTCGGAGATGGCTTGCTGCTTGCGTGCGACCTCCTCGGAAGACACCGCCACCGCATCGAAGGCTCCCGCGAGTTGCAGCAGCACCGCATAAGCCTTCCGTCCTGCCTCCGTATTGAGATCCTGGGCCTCCACCAGCTTGCGATACTGCTTGCGCGCATCCGACGCATCGATATCGGGAAGCTGGACTCCTGCCGCGGCCAATTGCTTCTCGATCTGCTTGCGAGCCGCCTCGCGCTGCTCTCCGCTGTCGTAGAACTTCTGGTAGTAGGTCGCTGCACTGGACCCCAGCGCCTCCACGCCACCCGCCACCTTCATCAGTGCGGCAAACGCCTCGTCGCTGATGCCCGCGAAACCGACCAGCGTGCTCGACATCGTCTGGAAAACCGATTCGATTTTGCCGATCTGCGCCACGGCAGCCTGGAGCCCCTCCATGTTCACATCGGTGCCGAGGTCGTTCAGGATCTGGTCAGCCCAGCTCGGCAGGTCCATGTCGAGCAACACCTGGCGCGTATCCTTCGCCACCGCGGCAAGGTATTGCTTGTACCCCTCCGGTCCATCAGCGAATTCGCGTGCAGCCCATCTGCTCTGACGGTTGTCCTCCCAGTTCACGAGATCCTTGCCGTCGCGCGAGATGCGCAGCGTGCCCCAGGCACCGTCCTTGGACGAGTCGTCGGCAAAGCCCGTGGCTATCTCGTACTTGCCATTGCGACCGAAGGCCTTGCCGAATCCGTCGAGCAGGTCCACCACGCCCTTGGCGACGGACGAAACGGCCTTGTCTGTTTCGGCCGAATACATCATCCCCAGGTTCACCCCGAACGCATGGCCTTCCACGCTGCGCTCGAACCCCTTGTCAGCGCTGTACTGCACGGTGGATCCCTGGTGCAGGGTGCCACTGTCGTCCAGGCTGCTGACAATCGACCACAGAGCAACAATGGCCGCGACATAGGGCATGACCGTCGCGATGGACGACATGATTCCGCCGAAAGCGCTTCCCACTCCCGTCCAGCCGCCATTCCCCGCTATGAGCGCCCCAAGGGCGTCACCGCCCGCCAGGCCCACGCCATTGGCGTAGGCGAGGCTGGCAGCCGATGCTCCGGCGGTGTAACCACCGTAGGCCTGGAGACCTGCGCCGATCAAGCCGCCATAATTGCTGAAGCCCCCTCCTCCTCCGGAAGGGCTTCCGCTGCTTCCACCCAAAACGCCCGCCAATGCACCTGACACCGGCGCCACGATCGCGTTGATCACAGGCCTCAACACCAGCGTGTTGAACATGTTCTTCAACGCATCCCTCAGGTGCCGGCCGAAGTCCTTCCCGCTCTCCAGGCCCTTGAACAGGGCGTCGGTCAGCGACTGCTGGATCTGATCCGCCGTCTTCGCCCAATCGTCGCGCACGACCTTGGCCACGGCTGCCTCGGTTTCCTTGCGCTTGGCCTCTTCCAGGGTTTCGCGCACCTTCGCTTTATCCTGATCGTTGCTTCGGTCAACATCGGCCAGCTTCTCCGCATACTTCGCCTCGATCTGGCGCTGCGCGACGATCTTGGCCCGCTCGACCGCCGTCAACGACGCCAGGCCGGCTTCCTGCTCGGCTGCGGCGACGCTGGCTTCGGCCGAACGGAGCATGTCGTCGGCCTGTTTCTGGAGCACGTTGTGCTCGGCAATGCGGGTCTGGTTGATCTTCCGCTCCTGGGCTGCGGCCTGCTCGCGCAGCTTCTCCACGTAGGCGGGGTCATAGCTGGAGTCGCTACCAGACTCCAGTTCCGTGATCTTTGCCTTGATGAGCGAAAGCCGGTATTCCTCGATCTCGACCTTTCCCTTGCCCCACAGCGCATTGGAGGCCTCAAGCTCGGATGCCTGCTGCTCGATGGCCTTGGCGGTTCTGCCAGCCTCGTCGATGAGCGCGGCGTATGCGCGGCGGGCCTTCTCGAGTTCCCCGTTGCGCTCTTTGCCGGCACTGCCGCCAGCGATGTCTGCGCTCGCAGCGAGTCCAGGGCCTGCCGTATTGCTTCCGGCAGCCATGTTCCGCCCTGCGCCCGCGGAGTTGTCGGCCGTTTTGCCCATGCAGCAGTCGCGCTCCGTTCTGGCGACGGCCACCGGTGATGGGCAATGCGGGGAAGAGGATGCATTGCGCTTCTTTTCCTCGCCGGCTCTGTCGCTGACTTCGATCGCAGCCCTCTCTGCCTTGGCAATCTCAGCCCGCGACTCGGCAGCACGCATTTCCATCCGTTGCTGCTCCTGAAGAAGAGCCAGCTTGTCCTGCAAGTCCCTGGTCTGCTTGCCGTCCTTGATGCCGATGGATTGGTTGCGTTGCTGCAAATGCTCGATCTGCGCCTGCACCCCGGCGATCTGCTCGGAAATCGAAGCGGGCCGGCCGATACCCAATATCTGGTCCCAGACACCCTTGGCGGTCGAACCAAGGCCGAGCCATGCGCGCTCCAGGTAGCCCAGGCGGTCGCGCATCGTGTCGGCCACACCGGCCATGGCCCGCTCGTATGCACCTTGCGCCAGGGCGGCAGCCTCCGAAGCCCGGCCCTGCTCCTGCAGCGCCTTGATCTGGTCGTACACCGCGGCAGTGAGGTAGTTGTGGCGCTCATTGAGCCTGCGCGAAGCCTCCACCGGCTTTTCGCCCAGTTCGACGTAGGCCTTCACGGTATCCGCCACCGCCACGCCGACATCACGCTCCATGCGCAGCGCCGTTTCGGTGAAGCGCTGCAGGTCCTCTGCCGCCACCTGGCCCGACTCGCCGAGCAGCGCGATCACCCGCGCAGCCTCGTGCTGCGTGCCCACGGTCTGCGAGACGGCACTGGCGGCATCCTGCATTTGCGAAACGGTCAGGCCTGCTGCATTGCCCGACAAGGCGATCGCGCGCGCATAAGCGTCCGCTTCCTGTTTCCCTTGCTGGTAGGCCACCGTCAGAACGACTGCCGTGGCGGCGGCCGCAGTGAACGGATTCACCATCGTCGCGACGGCTTCCCCTACGGCCGCAGCTGCCGGAGCGATGCCGCCAAAGGCCTCCGCCAGCTTCACCGCCTGCTCCGACAGGAGCGCGATCGGCTCCTGTCCCGCGATCAGGCCGGCGGCCATGGCTGCCAGTTGCACGGGCAGCACCTGCATGGCCGCCGATGCCTGAGCCACCGATGACCCGTAGGTCTCCATCGCCGCGCCGCCGCCACGCAGTGCCTGCTCCGATTGAAGCAGGCGTTCGATCATGCCGCGGACTCCGGCCTCCATGCTGGCGAGGGCCTGCAGTGCCTGCGCTGCATCCTGTTGAAGTGTGCCCTGCACTGTGTTGTCGGACATAGCTCCTGCCCATGTAAAAAAAGGCCGCGCGGCATGCAGCCGGGCGGCCTGGGAAATGAAAGCCCGCCAAAGGGCGGGACCTGTGCGGGAACGGGTGGCGGAGGCAAGCCACGCATGCGGGCGCAGCAATTCATGCCGCCCCGCCAAAGCGCGCCCGCTCCTTCTCCGCCCTCTCGGCAAAGACCGTGAGCGCTTCGGACTCGATCACCTGGATGTCGCGGAAGCGCTCGTCGTATGTGTCGGGATCCAGGCCGGCGCGGTCCAGCTCATGGAACAGCACGCCGTAGTCCAGCGCGACGGCCCCGGCCATGCCCACGCGCCACTGGTTGCAGATGCGCGACCACAGCACATAGACAGGCCAGTTCTCCGGCCACACTTCAGTGGCTGTCTCCGCGTAATCGCTGCGCTCCAGCCCCCATGCGGCCAGTTCGGCGTCGCTGGCCGGGGGCTCGTACATGGCGCGCGCGACGCGGGTCAGTTTCCCAGCTTGCCCTCGACGCAGCCTTCGCGATATGCATCGAAGATCGCAGTGGCACCGCCGGGAATCTCGTCGGCAAGCCGCGTGGCGTTTTCCGCGTTGACCTCCACGTCTTCCAGATCCCAGGCCTTCACGATCTTCAGGAGGTAGTCGCCGTTCTTGCGCACGGCGTTGCCGAGGATGTCGCTGATCGTGCCGGGGCTGCCTGACACGGGCATGGCCGCGGCCTCCGTGATCTCATCGACGAGTTGGCCGAATTCGGATTTCGTGCGGTAGAAGAACTCGCAGTGGATCACTCCCGTGCTGCCATCGAGCATCGGGAAGGAAACCTTGCGCTTGAACGTTTCGGGACGCTTGCCCAGGACGATTTTTGCCATGATGTTGTGCTTTCAGGAGAAGGAAAAAAGGCCCTCGCCGCATACGTTCGGCGGGGCATGAAAAAAGGCCCCGCAGGGCCTTGGGGCACCGGCCTGGATCAGGCCGTATAGCGGACCGGCCGGCCCTGCAGGGAGATGGTGGCGCGCACCTGCATCACCTGGCCCTTGGTCAGGGTGGGGGTCTCGTTGAACGACACGTAGCCGTTGTAGAGGATCACCGAGCCGTTGGGCAGCGCGACCTTCACTGCACGGATCGCGCGCGACTCGCCTGCGGCCTTGAGCGCCTGGTAGCCAGGCAGCGTGGGGTCGTCGCCGATGCCGATCTGGATGGACTGCGCACCGGTGACCGTGGGCAGCTGGCGTTCGTAGTCCTCCTCGAGGAACGAGAAGTTCGCGAACTGCTGGTCGCCGCCGTTGGTGGTGAACTCCAGGATCTGCGGGATCTGGGTCCAGGCCAGGATCTCGCGCAGCGAACCGGCGGACGAGCCCGCCGGGAAGCGGTTCACGTCGGCCGTATCGGAGCCAGCGATTTCCAGCGCATTCGCTGCGACATTGGCGGCCTTGAAGATCCGCTCGCTGATCTTCTGCCAGCCGGACTTCAGCTCGAAGAACGCGCCGTTGGCCAGCCCGTGCGCCGTGCTGGTGGCCACGCCGGGTGCTGCGTTGGAGATGGCGGTGACGGCCTTGGCGGTGCCGTAGCCGGTTGCGATGGCGACGGTTGCACCGTCGGGAAGGGAGACAGCCATGTTGGGCCTTTCAATGAAAAAAGCCCGCTTGCGCGGGCGGGTGGATGCCCTGTCGGGCGAAGATGGCCGTGAGGCCGGAAGTGGATGAACTGCGCGAAAAGAGAAACCTGGCCGGCTCTGCGGCTGCCCGGGGGGAGACGACCGGGGATGCTTACGCCAGGGCCGGAGCCGGCAAGCCGTATGTCATGAGGCGCCGCAGTACAGGCACCTGGACACTCGGACGCGCAAGCACGCACAGCACGCGGGGCTGCAACGGGCGCATCTCATGCCTCGCATGGCGAACCTTCCGATGAAAAAAACCCGCGACAGCAAACGCTGCGCGGGCTTTTTTAGTGGCGAACGAAAAAGCCCGCAGGGCAACAACACTGCGGGCTTCAAAAAAAGGACGTGCGCCTTCCTCAGGATCTACCGCAAACCACCCAGACCAGAGGCCTGAAAGTTGCTGCGGGCGTTCGACGAAGAGGCGTCGGGCAAGAGGATTATTCCCCCCTGCAATCGACTGATGCAATTCTAATTCAGCTTCTGATGGAATGCAAGCGATTTCCGATGGATTGGCGTGCCCGGTGCACGCAGTCGTCGATGAAATTGGCCATGCGGCGACCCGCCTCGCCATGCGGCACGCGGGAAAGGCCCGTGCCTGCGCACGCCTTGCATGCCCTGGATGAAAGCCGCGCCGTACCCGGCACGGACTCGAACTTGCGGCCTTCGCACGCCGAACACGTCGGCTGCAACCACCAATACAGCACTGCGGTAGCCACGGAATGCGGCGCATCGATGCGCCAGCGAGTCGCCTGCGCGGCCAGTTGCTCGCGCACTTGCGGCAGCGTCTTCAGCCGGGCGAGCACCTGGGCATGCCGGAGCGCGAGGCGTTGCTCCACGTCTTGCGACCGGTCCTTGGGCGAAGCATGGAGCATGTCGGACCGCGGCATGCCCGAATGGTCGGCCCCGTCGTATTCCGAATGCAGCCGCAGCAGCGCGCCTCCGACGCGGGAGCGGCTCCAGCCGGCAGCCACCAGAAGGTCCGCATCCGACCGGGACGCCCCCTCGCGCACGCAAAGACGGAGGTTGGAGGAGTTGCCGGCGGTGCTGTAGGCTTCCTGGACGGTGCGGGAATCGTTGCGGTACATGGTATTCCTTCAGAGGTAAGGGGGCGTCGGGCGGACCGGGAGCACCTGTGCAGGGCCTCAGCCCCGGTGTCTCGATCCATGCCTGTATTTAACACCATGTTTAAACAGGGGTCAAACAATTTGTTTAACAACATTTTGTTTAATCGATGGACAATCGCGCCATGCACGAAAGCGCCTTACGCCTCTACCAGGCCGCCTCCGAGATCAAGGACGTGACCGGCCAGTCCGCCGTCGCACGCCTGCTGGGAGAGTCCCCCCAGAACATCAAGAACTGGGAGATGCGGGGCGTTTCCAAGGCCGGCGCCCTGAAGGCGGAAGAACTCATCGGCTGCTCCGCCGCGTGGCTGCTGACCGGCGACAGGCACGCCGCCCCGGCGCACCGCAAGCCGAGCCAGCCCGCCGCAGTGTCCACATCGGGCAGCGTGACCGTGCCGCAGTTGGCGAATGCAGCATCCATGGGTGCAGGCAGCGAAATGGCGCACGAGGATGTGATGGTGGGCCGTCTCACGCTCTCCCCCACATGGATCGGCAGGACGCTGCGCGGCCTCAGCACCCCCGAGAACCTCCGCTTCATCCATGCCTATGGGGATTCCATGGAACCCACGTTCCTGGACGGTGACGTACTGCTGGTGGACGCAGGCGTACGCACGGTAGAAGTGGACGGCGTGTATGTCCTGGGAGCCCAGAACCGCCTCTTCATCAAGCGCGTGCGCCAGCGGCTGGACGGGGCCTACGAGATCAGCAGCGACAACCCCACCGTGAAGACGGTGGATGTACTGGAAGGCAAGCACGCGGTGGAAGTCCTGGGCAAAGTCATCTGGATCTGGAACGGACGGAAGATCTGACCCTGCGCACGGATTCAAACACCACGTTGAATCCTTCGGCACTCCCAGGCCCATGCCCCACTCACCGGCCCGTCACGGCCTGCTCGCCACGTAGTTGCGCAGCCACGTCAGCGCCGGGCGCTCCATGCCGTTCTCCCGGACCAGGTAGGCGCCTTCGGCGTCGCGCCACAGGCCAGGCCGGAAGCCCCACAGAGTCACGCCGCGCACGCCCGGGTGCTCCCAGAACATCGGGAACACGCGTTGGTAGCTGGCCAACTGTTGGGCATCGGTCGGCCCATCCAGATCGAACTCGGTGACGTAGATCGGCAAGCCTGTGGACGCCAGGATGTCGAGGTTGGAGCGCTGCAGCGACATGGGCGCGTAAGCGGTTTCAAAGGCATGTTCCTGCAGGCCGATCGCATCGATCAGATGCTCGCGCTGCAACAGCTGAATGATCCGGAGGTACTGGCGGGTGGCATTGGCGTTGCCGGTGATGCCGAAGTCATTGATCATCAGTTTGGCACGGGGAAAGTAATGCCGCGCCAGCCGGAACGCCTGCAGGACCCAGTCCCAGCCGGAAGAGCCTGCGCCACCCAGCGCCTGCATGTAATTGCCGCTGTCGGGATACCTGCCGTCGGGCTGGTTGTGGCCCGGCAGTATCTCGTTGGCCACTTCCACGAAGTCGATGTCGGGGTAGCGCTGCGCTACCGAGGCGAACCAATGCTCGATTGCGGCACGTTGCTCTGCCGGCGGCAACGTCCGCACCCAGGTTGGTTGTTGGCTGCCCCACACCAGTTGGTGGAACTGGAAAGGCATGCGGTTCTTCTTTGCGAAGTTGTACGCCTCGTCGAGAGCCCTCCAGTCCATGCGGCCGCGAACCGCCTCCACGCTGCCCCATTTCCCGGCGTTTTCGGGCGTGACCTTGTTCCAGTACTTGGCGAAATCCTGCGCCTCCGGCGCGCTATAGGCGCACCCCAGGAAACGCTGCTTGCCGGCAGCGATGGGCGCGGCACCGGCCGCGCCGGCGAAGGAGAGCGACAGCGCGAACAAAAACGATGTCAGTTTTTTCAT